ATCTCTTCCTTTTATGCTAGGTCTAATATTCCAACCCATTCTTCTAAGTTCATCTATTAAACGAACCTCTGCTGAGTCAGCCCAAATTAATTCCCTGTTGATATTCATCTCTCTTAAGAAGTTGTTTATATCAGTTGTAGTCATTAATGTTCTGTATAAATATTCTTTAGCATAAAGATTGTATCCGTCTATCCAAATTCCTATTAACGTTGTTGGATCATTTGTGTACCCAAAGTCCATTCCGTAACTCAAAAACTTAGCCTGTTCAGGAATCTCCATTACTTCTAAATATCTAAATATTGTTGACTTAGTGATTCCTTTTATTCCTAGTCCATAGATTTGCCAATATGGTTCGTCTGTTTCTTTTAGTCTCTCAATCTCTTGCTTAATGCTTTCTCCTAAAAAAGGATTATCTAAATAGGTAGTTTTAAAGAATGCACAGTCATCTCTAGGGATCACTTTATCGTAAATCCAATGATACTCATCTGAAGGATTGTAATCTAATATTACTTTCTCTTTTGTTCTAAATAATAATTGCTGCCAATCTTCCCAAAATAATTCGTTTGCTTCATTGATAAATAATAAGTCTCTTTTTCTACCTCTTACTTTCTGTGGTTGATCTAAAGATATAAACTCTATTAAATTTCCATATAAGATGTATTCGCTTGAAGATTTATTATGTGACTCTTCTCTGTACATTCCATAACTTCTAAGGATGTCTATAAAATCTCTCATTACAGAAGCTCTTAAAGAAGGAAAAGTCTTTCTACATATTGTTATTGTTTTGTTTTTATTGTCAGGGCAGTAATAAAATATAAGCCAAATAAGGATGTTATAAGTTTTTCCTGATCGAGTTCCTCCCTGCTCAACTATTATTTTCTTGTCTGTTTCTAAAAGATGTTCACAGACAACATTAGTATTAATCGTGGATTGCTTCTCCACTTTTTATTATATTAATTTTGATGTCATTAGGCAAACCTTCTGCTCCTGTTATTTCTTGTCTTTCAACATAACCTCTTTTCTTTCCTTTTGTTTTTAAGTAAAAAATAGTAGCAGATGTATTTCCATCTTTGATCTGTTTATGTAATTGACTCTCAGCAAAATCAAGAGCAATGTTTTGTATATCTTCTACACTCTCTTTAAATTGATCATCTTTCAACCATTCATAAAAAGTACTCCTAGCTATTCCAACTTGCTTTACTGCTGTTGTAACTACTCCTAATGATTTCTCCAAAGCTTCTAGTGTTGCCTTTTTTATAGTGTCCGATTTGTCCATCATTTCTTAATTGAATTAAAGAATTCTAAACGAGCTTCATCGTTCTTTTTAAACATTCCTATTAGCTTAGTTGTCGTTGTCCAAGTGTCGTGTTTCTTGACTCCTCTCATTTCCATACACATATGTTTAGCAGATAATGAAACAGCAATACCTCTAGCATCTAATTTTTCTTGTAGGAAGTCAGCTACTTGTGTAGTTATTCTTTCTTGGTTTTGTAATCTATGTGCAAAGAGATCTAATGTCCTAGCTAATTTACTTAGTCCTACGATCTTTTTATTTGGTATGTAAGCAATATGTCCGTAACCAAAGAAAGGAGCGATGTGATGTTCACAAAGAGAATAGAAAGGGATATTAGTTTGCACTATCATTTCATCGTAACCCTCGCTACTGAAAGTAGTAAAATTCCATTCAGGAATAGTTAAAAACTGTTTAAAAAACTTAACATATCTTTTAGGTGTTTCTCTAAGTCCTTCTCTCTCTACATCCTCTCCAAAGTATTGTAAAAGTCTTGTTACATTATCCTCTATGTTTCCGTTATGATTTTCCCAAGGAAAGACAATCCACTCCTGTTTGTACTCTTCTCTTTTATCTATTAGTACAGCAAATGGTTTATTATATTTTTTATATTGTTCTAGTGTCGCACCGCTATCAATCAAGTCGTCTACAATAACATCAGCATCCTCTATTTTATCTACTGCGTTTCCTAATATTCCTGCAACAATCTGACCTGCTCTTGGAACTCCATAAAACTTTGTTCCTTCATCAAATTTAGATTTTAGAAACTCAGCTCTATTAAAAATTTCTTTCCAATTTATATTAGTTTTTTCCATAGTGCTATGTTGATTATTAAAAATAAAATAATTAATGTAGGCAAGTTAATATGTGGTTCTCCACAAAGTCCTGTTAAGTGTTTAATAGTTTCAATCATACTCCTGTTTTTTTATTCCAAATATCAATGTGCAATCTAGTTGTAAAATTTAAATGATTACTAATTGCTAAGTTAACAACTTCTTCTTTGTTTTTGTTTAATAGATCCTGATTTTCTCCTGCTGGCATTAGATAGACTTTTTTCTTATCTAATAAAAAGAGATAATCATCTTGGATTTCTTTCCAATCTTTTTCTGAACTAACTACAAACTTAAAAATAGCCTCCTGTTTGTTTAGTTCTTTTATTACTTCAGGCTTGTAAGTAATGCTTTTATCGTTTCCACTATTAGTTAACTTAGGACTGCAATTAAATAAATTAATATTCTTTAAAAGATATTCACTTGGTAAGATAGTTCCATTAGTTTCTACTTCAAAAAAAGGATCTACATTAAGTTCAAACTTAACATATTTTATAAACTCTTCTAAGGCTGCTTGTTGCATCATTGGTTCTCCACCTGTTAGAATAATATGTGCGGCATTTTTTATAGCTTCAACACAATCTTCAGGTAAAACATCTTTAGATTCTTTGCTTTGTGCTTTCATCCAAACCTCTACTGTATCACATCTCCACTCAGCATCGTTGTGTAGCTCTCCATCAAATTGAGTTCCCATTCCACCACACATTAGATTACATCCTCCTAATCTTACAAATACACTAGGAATTCCTACCGTCTTTCCTTCTCCTTGAATAGAATAAAAGACTTCACTAATCGCTATCTTTTTCATATATAATTGTACTTGATTTTGTCTCTGCTAATTCGATTCTAGTTATAGGTAGTTTCCCTTCGTTTCTTATTCTATTAAAAATCCATATTGCCATATTTTCAGCACTTGTTTCAAATGGTACAGATATAAAAGGTTCATTAGCCATTCTAAAAACATCTACTAATGGATCTTCCTCAAACAATACAAAGTAGTGATCATACTTTTTTATAATAGGCTCGGCTATTTTATCAATATCAGAGAATAACATTGTTACTCCATCAGTCATTTCAGTAAACTTAAATTCACAAACTACATCGTAAGTGTGTCCGTGTAATCTTCCACACTTCTCTCCTGCGTTTTTATTTCTATGTCCTGCATAGTAGTGATATTTTTTTCTAATCTTAATCATTAGTTTTTAGTTTTGATTTCCTGCATAACCTTCGTATATTTTTTTAAACTGTTCAGCAGCAAAAGTTGCAGTTCCAAAGTATTTTTTATTTTCAGGAGTTTTATGTAATGGAAATTTTTTATTTTTAATTGCCTCCCACTTCTCAAATCTACTACTCCAAATATTTTCTTTTAAATTTCTAATGTGATTTATTCCTGCTAGTGTTTCTATCTTTCCATACTTATTAGGTGCTAACCAACTTGTAGAATCTGAAGAAGAACAAAACTTAAACTTTTTTAAATTAGTTTTTTCTGTAAATCCTAATAAATGTATGTCAATGTCAGGCTTTTTGTTTTTTATATAATTTGCTAATCTATAAAGGTGTTCTTTCTTTTTAATAAATCTTAATTCAGGAACACTAAGAGCAATGTAATCAGAAAACTCAATTAGCCTGTCTAATCCTTTTTCCTTATCTTCAAAATGAAATACGTTTATAATTCTATTTGAAAGTTTTTCTTTCATTTTTATACGATACTCCCAAGCTTTCTCTACTCCTAATACTTTTTGACAGTCTACCTCAACCATCGTTCCATTATACTGTTCGTGTAATACATAATCTGTTAAGCACTCATACCATTTGTCCAAGTAAGCTTCATCTTTCTTTCCTTTAAGAGAACCAAACATCAAAGTAAAAAGTCCACTGTCTAAAATATAATGATTGTATTTAGATGAAATTTTTTTTATAATTTTCCTGTCATCCACCTTTCCATTCTTAAACATTTTATATACAAAAGGAAAAGCAGTTCCAAGTCCGTAATTAACTTGTGCTGCCATTGAACTTATTGCAAAATTCATTTGCTCAGTTCCTGCAAAATGAACTTTAATGTTCTCTTGGTTTTTTATAATCATATGTCAACCCTTGCTCCTCCTCTAGAATCTTCAAAGACTTCTACCCAAACTCCTCCATCTTCTTTTAAGAATTCTAATAAGTCTTGTGCTATCATTTCACAACTCATAGCTTCAAACTGACAAGGACTTCCATAAGATTCGAACAAATAGTCTTTTAAATGATCCTGCATTATAAAGATTTCTTTTTCTCTATTTAGATCATCAACTTTTAAACCTGCTCTAATTTGAAATAAGTGTCTGTGATCGTGTTCTAAAAAAGAAACTACACCTGGTGCATTAGGGAAGTGATGAAATCCCTCAACATCAAAATCTAATATTACTGTTCTCATAATTGTTTGTTTACTATAAGATCGTAAATAATTTTTTCTTTTCCCACTTTTTCTTTATTTAATATTTCCATAAGGGTGTTGTAATCCTCTTCTGTGTATTCTAGAATTATCTTATGTTTTTCTAATTGCTCTTCTTGTTCTTTTTCTTCTTGAAAAAAATCTTCTAAGTCTGCATCTTCCTCAGGATTCCAAACATCTAATCCCCAATCATTCAAAGGAAGTTCACTCCATCCGTTAGCTATTCCATCCCAATCCCATTCTCCAAAACCTACATTGTCTTTTATAATGAACTCTTTTTTTTGCTTTTCAGTCCATCCTTCTGCTATTATAACGTCTATTTTTGTTAATCCTGCTTCTAAACAAGCTTTTAATCTCATATTACCTCCCAAAACTACCATCTGATCATCTACTACAATAGGTCTTTTTTCTAGGATCTCAGGGAACTCCTTAATAGAATTAACTAGCTTTTTAAATTTATAATCTTTTATAACACGAGGATTTTCTGTGTTAGGCTTTATTTTTGAAATATCTATTTTCATAATAATTTAAGTTGGTTCTTATCTCTGTTAATATGGAATGCGGTCATATTATCACTTACTGTTCCCCATTCTAGGTTTGTATAATGATTGTTAGTTTTATTTTCGTCTATGTGATTAACAGTGCAATATTTTTCCCTATTATAACACTTTATAAACGTACAGGCAACGATCCTGTGTACGTAACATCTTACCTTTTTTTTTCCATCAAGAGTAAAATTAACCATTTGATAAGGAGCATTTTTATTTAATTGTAGTTTTTTAAACTTCCCTGTTTTTGTTATTCTGATTTGTCCTCTTCTATTTACTTCATATCCGTGTAAATAAATTGTAGTGAAATCAGTACAATTCCAAAAACAAGCAGGAACAAACTCATTTAAGAATTTATTTTCATATTCAAAAAAAGAGAGTTGATTTCCCATTAACTAACCACTAAATCTTTTTCGATCATATAAGTAAAAATCTCTGCTACACTTGGATCGCAGTTGTCTATTATTTTTTTTGCTTTTATCTTTTTTGCTTTTCCTACAGTACTTGCACTGATTAACATATCAAAGTACTCATCTAATTTTTTATTGTATTTACAATACATTGGGTAATTTCTGTATGCGTGTAAGGCTGTAGAATGATCAAAGCTTTTCCCTTTATTTTCGAAATAGTCTCTTATTGATTCGTAAGTCATTCCTTCTACTTCTCGCATAATATAAACTAGTAAAGATCTTATTTCAACAGTTTCTAATCTTCTTGTGTTTTCAAAAGGATCAATGTCTGTTATATCTTCTAAAAGTTTAGATATGTAATTTACATAATTGTAGTTAGTTATTCTTTTCTTACTTTGGTATCTATTTTTTTTCATAAAGTTTCGTGTATTAAATATTCGTTTAAATCTTTGTCTACATTGTTTGTGTATTCTTGTATTGCTCTTTCACATTTCTTTTCTCCATCGTAATAAAATTCCTCAGAAACATTACAAACTTTTGGAACTAAACTTTCCTTGTCAATAGCTATAAATATAAAATCTTTATAAGAAACATTAAATAGATTACAATAAACATAACATTGAAGATCGTAAGAAAAGTTTCGTGCTGAGTACTTAAACTTAGAAATCTGTGTTGTAGTTTTTAAATCAATTATTCCACCACTACTTGTAATAATATCTGCTTTCCCTCTAAAAGGCATTCCCATAACTTCTCCTGCTATTGGTATTTCAAACTGAGCCTTATTTAAATATTGAACTAATTGACTATTTTTTAGAAAGGCGTCTGCTAATCTTTCTGCATCTTCTTTTTCTTTTATAGTAAACACCTTTCCAAATTCCTCTTTTGCTTCTTTAAACTTTTTAGTATTCTTGCTCTGAACTTCTATAAATTTTTGTGCTTCGAAAACGTGAGGTTCTAAAATAGCAGTATGAAACAACCAACCATCTCTAAGAGGTTGTGTTTCTGATTGTCCATACTTTGTTATGTAATAATATTTTTTATAGGAATCTAGTAAAAGTTTTGCTGAACTACTACTTAGCATATTTTTTCCACATAACTTATAGTAAAAGTCGTCACTATCCATATTATGTATCAGTTCTTCCTTACTCCAAACTGATCCGTCAAGTAGTTTTATTGTACTAACGTCTTTCATCCCAATCGTCTTTAAGAATTACTTTGCTTTCAATTAAACTATCATAATCCTGATAAGAGTTCATAAGAGAGTGTCTTAAATCATTTATTTCATCCCATCGTGCTCCGTGTGGATTATCATCCCAAGTATAAGTTAATATTTGTACAGCCTTTTTATTTTTATAAATTCTAATTTCATACTCTCCTGTACATTCTAGTTTCCATTGGGTACTTTTTTCTCTTTTGTCTGATTCCTCAAGCTTAGTTATTAATTCAGCTTTA